AAATTCTTTTTTCACGACCAGTTTTTCTATCAAGAGTCCAACCTTTGCCCTTTTTAGAAGAAACTTTGACTCTTTGTCTTTTGCCGCCTCTAATTCGGTTTTTAACTACTACTGCTTCTTCAAGCTCTTCATCGTGAAATTCTGCAAATGATAACATTTTTAATTTCCTTTTTTTTAATCTTCCGAATCCAATAAGTCTTCGTCTTCTTCGACCTCTTCATCATCAAATTCTTCTTCATCGTCAAATACACCGTCTGATAGGTCTTTTTTATATGTATTTAGTAAGTCACTAATTTTACCGTTTATAGCACTTTCTATAGATCTTCCAGCATCAATCGAATTTCCCAATACTGCATTGTCTACAATATCCAAATATATGTCTTTATCGCTCATTTTATATTCCTTTTCATGTTCTATTTATATTACCGGCCGAAACCGCCGCCATCTTCGTCCTCATCTGGTTTGAATATAGGATCTTTCTTTTCAGCAGTAATTTCTTTTTTCATTGCGTTGACTTCATCTTCGGTAAACTTTAACAAATTTGTCATAATCCATTTATTTGAATAATATTTACCTACATAATCTGTCATATTAGACAGTAAATCAATTCTAAAACTAATCATTTCGGAATTTTTGATTTCTGCATAATAAGAATCTTGAGTGAAATCAAAAATTAATTTTTGGGAAATGTCGTCCCAATCATCTATAGAAATTATACCTTTCAATATGAGTTGTTTTTTCAACAAATCATAAAATAAATCATTGAATTGATTTCTAAGTCGTATAATAAATTTATTAAACTTCATTTCATCTCTTGAAATTTCTGTAGCCCTACCAAGTTGCATACCGGCATCTTGTTCTAACCTAGAAATGGGTACATTTAACGACTTGTATAATTTCTTTTGAAAGTATATAACATCGTCCATTTCGCCCAGATTTGATCCGCCTGGCAAAGTTTCAATCTCTGTACCCCTACCACCTTCACGGCGTGGAAACCAGAAATCTTCTAACATAGACATGTGCCGTCTATCGTCCTTTACTTCACCTGTGTTTGCATCATATGCGACTTTATTTTTATACTTATTCATAATATCGCCGATATACTGTTCAGCCTTGAGTTTCGGGAGGTTTCCGACATCAATATAAAATACTCTGCGCTCAGGTGCGCGTGTCCATCTGTATATCACGACAGAATCTTCTACCATTTTAAGTTGATTGAGGGCTTTTATTGCTTTGTGCAAATGTCCTATGCTGTGTTGTTTTCTGCTGTCTCTGAGACCAGAAGTTACATGCGAAATAGAATCTTTAGATATAGGAATACCAGACTGTTTGTCGGCAGTTCCCAATCCTTTTTCATTATATAGATAATATTCTTTGACATTTTTTACAAGAACATTTTTATTCTTATCTGTGCCTTTTTCGACTTGTTTTACTTTTTTGATAAGTCTGGGATCAATTTTTCTTAGTTCTTTGATACCATCTTTGGGTTTATTTTCATCAATTATGATATGATAAAATAATTTTCCATCTACATACCAACTTTTAAAAATATCATATCCCATTCGGGTAAAATTCAAAAGTCTTAATACATTATCAAATTCTTCTACAATTTTATTTTTTACGCCATCTGATAAATCTAAATTCTTAGTGCCCAATCGCACAGGACTTTTATCAGATTCGGTGACAATTGCTTCGGAGACAATATCATCTATAGCAATTTCAACTTCTGGATAAATTGACATGTCCCTATATCTATTTATTAGTTCTGCATCACTTTTAGCAGTACTTTCCATGTTTAACGATGTTGAATAAAAATTGCTAGAGACCGTCAAACCATCGTCATTCGTACTTTCAGCCGGTACGAATGACGTTAGTTGTTTCTTCTCTTCATTTGTTTTTAAGAGGGTAAACCCAAATAATTTAACTTCCATACTATATCCTGTTTTCTACTATTTATGTCGAATTATTGACGTTGTTTAACCAACAGCCTGCGAATCCATAACATCAACACTTGCGGCATTTTCCCACCAATCAAATGCAAAGGTAACAGTAAATTCTTCAATAGTATCATTTGTATCCCAACCAAGTTCTATTGTAGAAACTTCTGTTGGAAACAAACCTTCAAATCTGTATGTTGAAATGGGAGTTGCATTTTCCCCGCCGGCTTTACCATAATGATATACGGTTGCAGGCATTTTATAATCCGACAATCTAGTTCTGCCAGTATTTCCTACATGCGAATTGATAGATGCCATCCATTGTTCCATAGAATTCCGCAATGAAAAGTTTTCTTTGTTCATTACCGTGACTGTCCAAGTGTCAAAAGTTCTATTACCAGCAACTCTGATTTGTCTGCCAAAATATGGTACATCAATACTAGGTAAGGTCGAAGCAGGCAATTGAGTAGCCTTTACTTCAAAAGCACCCCCCGCCTCGACGGGAAGTAAACTTTGTGGTGTGTTAAGTTGTACCGAAAACAGATTTGGCCTTGCGCCACCATCTCGGAAACTTGATCTAAATGTATTTACATTAAATGTCATATGATTTCTCCTATATTTTTATTATTTATATCAAACACTACCAACAATTTCATCAAAACTTACACCTGTATTAACTGCAACAAAATTCAGTTGAATAAAGTTAATAGAACGAGCTGGTTGTATAAAGATATCACCGACAAATTGATTTGAATCAATGACTGCTTGTGTGTTGTTAGAACTATCTGCAACCACTTTAAAGTCATAGATACCACGTCTACCTTTGATTTCCCGCAAGAATGGTTCGATTAATGATGTAAACTGTGCGCGTGTAAATTCATCGTTGAATTCGAATAATGTAAATTTAGCGGCTGTTGCGATGGACTTTTCTAAGACAATAAACAATCTTCTAACATTTATTCTACTAAATGCGGAAGGTCTCATAGTGAAAGTTTTGTCTCCGAATAAGATAGTACCCTGCCCAGCAAAATTCACTACCGGATTGATTGCGTCTTTATACAATGCGTCCCTATCGGATTTGGTTTGTGTGTGTAAGGTTTTAACAACACCTCTATATACACCACGATTAAGCCCAGCCGGTGAGAACCAAGCATCCCTATCTAGTTCTGATTTTACCATCAACCCAGCAGTATCAGCATTGAACGGAACCCAACGGAATTTGTTGTTGTATTTGTCGGATACATATTTGAAATTGGAATCTGCAAAAGCATAATTACTTTTTCTGACTGTACGCATAAATGCGATAGTATTATCAGAATTGCCATCATTTTTATCCGCAAGAACATCACTATATCTTGGTGAAATACACGCAATACAATCTTTTCTTGCTTCACAAATGTCAATAATATGTCCGATAATCCCTGCGGCTGCAGCATCTGTACCATTTTCAGCACTTTCACCTTGCATCAAGAAACTTACATCGATATTTTCTGCATCGTTGAATAGATCATATCCGCCCTCATAATGAGTAGTAGCGGGCATAACTCCATCGTAACCATTGCCAAATGGTCTTGAAATATACTCTTCGGTTCCATCAACAGTAACACTTGGGGATTGTTGTAGTTTAGTAAAACCAGTTTTAGTAGGATTTAGAGATGTTCCATTAGTTACAATGTTTGCTCCCCAATCTTGTCCGGCCGGATGATTTAAACAGAAAACAAACTGCGATGTGTTATTAATTACATCAACATAATACAAAGACCGTCCATCAGATGATTTTCCGTTTCCTGCTTTTGACATATTTTCAATAGTTTCCACTACAACACCATTATTTACAACTACCAAACTAATACCTTGCGATACTGGTTCCGAGTTAGTTGGAACGACAGCATCTACATCAATAGTAGCATCGTCCGCTCTGGGAGTTCCACTCAGATTTCCGGCCACGCCGGGAATATCTGATAAGAAACTACTATAAGAAGATTCATCTACCAAATAAACATGTAAGGTATCGCCCCATGATCCAGCACTTCTTGCAGAAAATTCGTGTCCATTTGCATTAGCACCCGCAAAACCAAGATCTGTACCAAAAGAAATGTCATTCTTAATTAAAAGATTTGTTCCTTCAGTATTTCCAAATTCAAATGAATTTGCAAGTTTATTTTTGATGGTCGCCGTAATTGCCTGACCGGTAGTTACTGCTGTTGTAAATTCAATTCTTGAACCATTATCCAACAATTGATAGTTAGCAGAACCCGTACCTTGTGAAACAGCAGCACTATTTACTGTTACTTCTACAGTTTGGCCAGAGGTGATATCTACCACTGGATTGAGTGGAAATGATTTTCTTGCAGGGACAGTTACAACATTGAATTCGTTTACAACACTAAGATCCGTTTCTGTTGGCGTTTCGGGCGCATTACCATTTAAAAATGTAATCGTTGTACTATTAGACGTTACACTAAAATCATTAGTTGTCAAACTACCAGAAATACTTACCAAATTATTAGTTACAGCGTGAGCTCCTGGCGAAGCTGCGAGAGTAAACTTTGATCTTTTAGTGACACTTAGTTTAATTTCATCTTTACCGTTTGCATATGGTTTGATTGAAATATCTGCCGGAGCGGTTGCCGAAGCATGTACCCCTGCTGGATTTGCTACTGTACCATTTGGCATGTAAAATACTTTATTAATTGTAGTTGAAACAGGAATAGTTACCGCTGAACCGGCATTCTGTTCCCAAGCGACAATTTCAGTGTTTGTACTATCAGAAGTCAATGACTGAATATATGCAAGCGTACCATCTGCCAAAAGAATTGTATCACCGACAGAAAGCATAGAAGCATCTGCATCAGAAACCTTATCCTCAAGTGAGGTCGTGATTTCATATTTTGCAAATACATGTCCGTGTACTGTTCCAGTTCCACCATATGTCGAAGAATCTACTAGAGCTGCGGTTGCAAATCTAGTATATAATGGATATGTGAATCCAGAACCCATTGCTGTTGTAGTAACACCAGTAATAGTAGTGCCGGGATTTGTACCAACAGTAGAAAGTTTATAGTTGTCAGCTGCATCATGCGAATGTACATATACTGGTCCAGCATTACCGCTTGTAGAACCAATGGAGTCTGTCAATGATACGACATTATCTGTGCTATTCAAACTATATCTATCTGTTGGCAACAAACCACCAACTTGACCTACTTTACCGATAGTAATCGACAAATCATTTGCACTGAGGTTTCTCTGAACAACGTCTGTTGAGGCGACTGAACCAGCCGCAACAACTAGTGCAGCTGGAGTGGCGTTATTTAATCTAGGAAGTAAATACTGTTTCGTTGCTGCATCTGGCGTACTCGCTAGAAGATCTACACCAGCATGTAAGTTCAGAGTTGAAACGGCAGCATCTACAGTTTGGGCGAAACTTTGTGCGCTAGAACCTACAATAGTTGTCGCAGATTCGGCTGCGCCTGTGAAATTTTGAACACTTCCCGAATCAGAAGAACTTGCTGTGACTTTTCCTGCCAAGGAATTTCTTGCTCTATTTGCAACGGTTGCATTATTGTGGTCTACAACTCTAACAATTTTTATTGATGAACTATAAGACAGAAAGTTTGCTGCAGAAAACCAAGATCTATAATTTGTGTCATTTGGTTCACCGAAAACGGCGACCAACTCATCTTCGCTTGAAATTTCTACAATTTCACTTACCGGTCCTTTAGAGAACTGTCCAACAATACCACCAATACTGGTGGCGACTGCTGGCACGTTCGATGACGCATCGATTTCAGAAATGTTTACGCCGGGGCTTACTTGGAATGCCATCTTTTTAATCTCCTTTGATTTTTATTTAATAGTATTTTGTATTTATTTATAAAAACTACAAACTCACTTATTCTCAAAATCAGACAGTGTGGTCATTCGGATTGACTCTCCATAAATCCCCACTGTCATCTACAAAACTCTCATCATCTAGTCCGCTTGATATGAATCCAAATGGCAACATATCCTCTTCTAGATGTTTCATTCGTTCATCATATATTTCTCTTCGAATATCTACATCACACATGGATTTAAAATATGGGTCGGTTGTCATCCATGCAAATAATATTAAAGTATCCACAAGATCGTCATTCCTGCCCCTTTCAGCTTCAAATTTTGGACCTTTTTGGACAAATGATGTCAATTCGTTTATTGTTTCATAATCACGAATATATAATTTATCTTCTTCAATTAAACTTTTTAAATTCATACAACCAATTTTTTTAGTTGCCTTTGTGGTTCTGATTCCTAAACTTTTATTTGAACCGCCGAACCCACCACTAATGCTCTGGCCCTTTCTATTATCGCTCGATATACTTATTAGATTTACATTTTCCAAATCGTGATACAATATGTCACTGACCTGTTGTCCCACATCATTTATTTCGATTAAAATTAATGCTTCGTTATATACATCTGACATTCTATTAATAACAGTTGGAAAAACCATAGGCGGTATTTCGTTAGATCTAAAAGTTACTACCTGTTTATACGGCGTTTCGGAGCAGTCAATTATAGAAAATGCTGAATAATCCATTCCTTTTCCTCTTGACACATCTACTGTCATAAAGTATATGTTATTCTTTTTGACCTTTTCGTATATTTTGAGAGACCCATTTTCTAATTTTTGTCTTGGAATTTTATATGGCATGTTTTTTAATTTTGTAAAATTTATCAGAGTATTCGTGCTGCCTAGAAATTCCGTATCAAACTCTTGTCGAAACTGTTCTGCGCTGGTATTCTTAATGGTCTCAGCTTTCCATTTTTCATCTCTGCCGGGCACTTCTGACCAATGCACTTCAATAGGAACATAAGAATTTCTGCCTTCTTCTGCGTCCACCCACAATTTGTAAAAGTGGTTCATACCTTGTGGTGTGGACACGATAATAACTTTTGTTGATTGCCCAGATGAAATAGTTGGATAAACTGAATTGAAAAATTCTTCTGCAAGTTCGATAGGAACAAACGCAAATTCGTCAAGAAACAAAATATTGAAAGATCCACCACGAATCGCAGAAGATGATGTCGCAGCCGCAATAATTCTAGAACCGTTTTCCAATTCTATATTACCTTTGTTCCAAACTTCAACACCCTGTTGTAACCATTTGGGAAGATGTTCATAGGCCATTTGCAATCGACCTAACAATTCTCTGGCAGTTGCAAGTTTGTTTGCAAGTAATGCGACCGAGACATCTTTGTTAAATAGAATGTAATGTAGAAAAAATGCAATACTGGTAATGGATTTTCCCGACTGTCTACCAATTTTACAAATAGTAAAACGATTATCATAAAAGTTTCGAACCATATTTTCTTGAAATGGATACATGTTAAAATTTACTAAACCCTGATCAAGATTGACAATTTTAACATATGTTTTTATAAAATGTATAGGATCTTCCATACATTTTACATATTCTTTTGCTTGTTCTTCTGTCCATTCAATTTGCACACCCGAACCTTTTAGATTTGGATTATTATTATAAATTTCATTCATTCTCTATTTTTACCCTTTAACATTTCCAATAATGCATTGGTATCTCCGACAAAAACTGAATTATTATTGACTACTTTACTAGGGCCGCCTTTGGTAGTTTCTATTTTATTCATTTCGCCTTGTAATTTTGTCAAATCTCCAACTAAATCGGCAGTTGTTTTTAACATTTGTCCTACAACCTCATATGCTCTAGGATGTTCACTTTCCTTAGCAACCATTATCAAATGTTGTAAAGCTTCTTGCCCGTTATCGACAAGTCCATATAGAGTTTGTCTTCGAAATTCATAATCATCTGTAATATCTTCTGTTCTAGTTTCGATTTTTTCTGGATTGATTAATTCTTGTTTGGGCGATGATTCTACTTCAACCATATCATTTTCTATTTCAAAAAATTCGCCGAGCTTATCATTTAATCTTTTCTTGGTCATTATGTAATATCTCCAAAATCATCATCAAATGTTGTTATGAAATCAAAATTGTCAGATTCTAAAGCTGTTGAAGGATCTGTCGTATGTGTTACTTTCACAAATTGATCAGTAGTATTTAATTTTTTAGTGTTTGTGATTGCAGTCCTAATAAGTTTTTGATCTCTAGGTAAACCATATAAATATCCATTGAGAGTAAATCCCAAACTCCAAACCAACGATCTTCTGGACAAATAATCGCCGTCATATTCATCTTGATAGTCAACCGAATTTAAAGTAAGCGGAGTATCCCTAACAAATTCCATTTCTGCTACTTCTTTGATGGGTATCATAAATGTGGGAGTAAAATAAGGTAAGATTTGTTCTATAATTTGAGTAGCATCATCTGCATTTTTTGTCATAATGGATAATGTAAATGATATATCATATGGTACTGGTTGATATACTACATTTTTTTCGGAAGCTCCAGAACCAGTTGTAGCAACATTCTGTCTTGTAATTTTTCCAACTTTTGATAATTTTCTGTCAGAGGCGTACTGAAATCCAGAAATCTCGAATGCCATTCTAGGTAAAGTCATAGCAGCATTACCCTTTTCGTCCAACTTATTAATTCTGGACAAATATTTTTCGGTTGGGCCATATGCTAATGGGACATCTCTTGTATATACGACTGCTCCAGAAGAATTTGTTCTTTGTATTTGTACATCATTAAACATCGAACCAAAAGCAATCACATAATTTCTTATGGTACTTCTATAAAAATATGGATTTCCTAACATTAGTAATCCTCGCTAAATGGGTTATTTTGTGTAAAATCTATCACACTGTCTGTAACAGTAGTCGAAAGAGGCACAAGTCCATCATCTGCGACTGCATTATCAACAGTATCATCGGCAATAGCAGTATTTGTAAAGTTATCATCTATTTCTGAAACACCAGTATTAATTGTTTCGTGTGAATATACAAATAACTCAGATGTTAATTGAAAAACGTGCATTTTCCCCAGTTGAAAAAATGGTACTTCATCTTCAACAAATTTTATTTCAAATGCCTTATCAACCAATGGCAAATAAATCAAATCTCCAACCTTTGGCCTTTCTGTGCCTGTTTCTGTTAAAAATCTTGATTTTGAAACAGTCGTGATCAATTGATCGTTTACTTGCAATCCAAATTGACTCAACATTTCACCTTCGCCCTCAAATCCATCTACACTATCAATTTGCATTTCTATAGTATGAGTTGTAGTAAAAGATGACAAAGTATCTTCGTTGAATACAGTATCAACATTCACCAAGTTTCTTGGAATGTATATAAAATCTTGACCATGCATCTGTATAGATTCGACTACCAGATTTCCGATCAAATCTTGTTCTTGAGTATAAGTTGTGGTGTTTATATATGAGTTAGTTACCATTGTTATTAACCGATCATTATATCAACGGGCAATTCGTAGTTAAGAGACATTTGTTCTTCTAATACTTGAATCTCTTCCTTGGCCTCTTGTAGAATATTCGCACCGTTGAAAGTAATTCCGCCGGGTAGTTGTACGCCGTCAAATTTGCCCAAATTCTCGCCCCATTGTTTTTTGATTAGAGCTGTTGCATATCTTTTCAACCATCTATCATTCCACACATCGGTGTAAATATTGGGGTCAATTATTTTTGTCACTTCCATAATAACATATTCATCCACTTTTATGTCAAACCCCCAATCAACATCCATGAATAGTTTATTCATATGTCTTTGGTATCGAATTGGCACGGTGCCATGGATAATGGTATTTACCATTTGTAGGTGATCTTGAGTGACCTGATATGTCAACATTTCTGCACTTGACAGATTATATACATCGTTTAAAAATAATTGATACTTAACATCAAACATGTTTGTCGAAAAACTATTTTTTTGATATAGTGGAATTACCTGTTTGATTCCGATAATACTCTGGTCTGTCGTAATATAATTATTTGTAATATCGTCTACAGTCAATTTATAGGGAACGTATGTATCTTCGACTGCATCAAAATGATAGTCTTGATAATACTCTAAGGCATCGTCAATTCTATCTTCGATTTGATCGTCCGACACATTTATTTGTATTACGGGAGACCCTAGTTTTCTTTGACAATATGATTTAAACGATGTGCGAGATGTGATAGCAGGCATAACAGTCCTCTTTTATGACTATTTATAATTATAATTCCCCAAGAGTTACCAAACCCTTTTCTAAAAGAATTTCTCTATTTGCCATATGTGCAGCCTGTGTCTCGTCTTTACTGCCGCCGAAATACGGTACTGCATGATTTTCTTCGATCATAATTTCGGTAAGTCTTTTTTCGTCAAACAAGAAATCTCCAAGGACTCTACCGAATTTTCCTGTCTTGTCTTTTTCGGTTTTAATCATCTGCATACTACCAATCGGCATCATTAACTTGACAAACTCTTTTGCTGCAAGTCCAAATGCCTTTTCAGTCAAATCTCTTGTTCGAGATTCTGGGGTGTCAATTCCCATAATTCTAACACGTTCTTTGTGCATCCAGACACCGAAACCAAGATCTATATCCACGTCCACTGTGTCGCCGTCTACTATTCTAAGAATTTTGCATGGGTATTCATATGCCATTAGTTTATCCG